CGCTCAACAAACCTTAGCTACTGGAGGAGGAGCAATTGTATTATCTACCCCATATGGTACAGGTAACTGGTTCCATCAAACATGGGTTAAAGCAGAAGCAGGTGAAAACCAATTCTTACCTATTAAATTACCATGGTATGTTCATCCTGAACGAGATGAGGCTTGGAGAAAACGACAAGATGAATTATTAGGTGATCCTAGAATGGCAGCGCAAGAATGTGACTGTGATTTTAGTACATCAGGTGATGTAGTATTTTATCCTGAGTATATAGATTTTATTTCTCAAACATATATTAAGGATCCCTTGGAGAGGCGCGGAGTTGATCATAACTTATGGATATGGGAACCAGCAGATTATACCCGTAGTTATATGGTTGTAGCTGACGTAGCTCGAGGAGACGGTAAAGACTTTTCAGCGTTTCATATTATAGATGTTGAGACAAATACTCAAATAGGTGAATACAAAGGACAATTATCACCTAAAGAATTTGGTTATTTGTTAGTAGCAATAGCAACAGAATATAATGAAGCGTTATTAGTTGTTGAAAATGCTAACATAGGATGGTCAACAATTGAGTCAATACAAGAAAGAGGATATAGAAATTTATATCATTCTCCAAAAAGTGAAACGTTAAATGCTGATTCTTATTTAGATAAGTTTGATGACCCATCAAAAATGACACCTGGATTTACAATGTCTCTAAAAACAAGACCACTTGTAATTAACAAATTTAGAGAATACATTGGGGATAAAAGTGTTATTATACAATCTAAACGATTGTTAGAAGAAATGAAAGTGTTTATTTGGAGAAACGGACGCCCAGAAGCACAATCAGGATATAATGATGATTTAGTTATGAGTTTTGGAACAGCAATGTATGTAAGAGACACAGCTCTTAAATTTAAAACACAAGGAATGGATTTAACTCGTGCAATGCTTAGTAACATTACAGTAGTTAAGACAAATCAACAGGGTGTTTATGGAGCAACTAACAATAATAATCCATATAAAATGGATTTTGGACATGGAGCTGAGGACATTAGCTGGTTATTATAATATTTATACATATAATTTAATATAAAATGGCAGATACAGGTGTATTTACACGATTAAGACGATTATTCTCCACTGATGTTATCATCAGAAATGCTGGAGGTAACGAACTTAAAGTAATGGATGTTAACAGTATTCAAACTACTGGGGAATATCAAACTAACTCATTAATAGACCGTTATAGTCGTATTTACTCTAACAATAGTACATCACTTTATGGTGCCCAATTAAATCTTAACTGGAAGTATCTACGTACTCAAATCTATTCTGATTATGATGCTATGGATACTGACGCTATTATCGCGTCTGCTTTGGATATAATTGCAGACGAATGTACCCTCAAGAATGATATGGGTGAGGTACTTCAAATTAAGAGTAGCGACGAAGATATACAAAAAATCTTATACAATTTATTCTATGATGTGTTAAACATTGAGTTTAACTTATGGTCTTGGATTCGTCAAATGTGTAAGTATGGTGATTTCTTTTTAAAATTAGAAATAGCAGAAAAATTTGGTGTATATAATGTTATACCTTATACTGCTTATCATATTGCTCGGGAAGAAGGATATGATCCTAAAAACCCAGCTGAAGTAAGATTTGCATTTAGTGCTGATGGATACTCAGGTGGAACAGGATATTATGGAGTAACAGGCCAAGGTAACTACTCAGCTAATAAACAAGATAATAAAATATATTTTGACAACTATGAAATGGCTCACTTCAGATTAATTACTGATGTAAACTATTTGCCTTATGGTCGTTCTTACTTAGAACCAGCTCGTAAGTTGTTTAAGCAATATATTTTAATGGAAGATGCAATGTTAATTCATCGTATTTGTCGTGCTCCAGAAAAACGTATTTTCTATATTAATGTTGGTTCTATTCCTCCAAATGAAGTAGAAAACTTCATGCAGAAGACTATCAACACAATGAAGAAAACTCCATTAGTTGATCCACAAACTGGTGAATATAATTTAAAATATAACCAACAAAACATGTTGGAAGACTTTTACATACCAGTTAGAGGTAATGATTCATCTACTAAGATTGAACCTACTAAAGGAATGGATTACAATGGTATTGAAGATGTAGCATACTTAAGAGATAAATTATTTGCTGCTTTAAAAGTACCTAAAGCGTTTATGGGCTATGAAAAAGACTTAACTGGTAAAGCAACTTTAGCAGCAGAAGATATTCGTTTCGCCCGTACAATTGACCGTATTCAGCGTATTATATTATCAGAGTTAAATAAGATAGCATTAGTTCACTTATACACTCAAGGATATAGAAACGAAGGCTTAACAAATTTTGAATTAGACTTAACTACTCCTTCTATCATTTATGATCAAGAAAGAATAGCATTAATGAAGGAAAAAGTAGATTTAGCTCGTAGTATTATGGAAACTAAGATACTACCTACTGATTGGGTTTATGATAATGTATTCCATTTAAGTCAAGACCAATTTGATGAATATCGTGATTTAATTGCTGAAGACCAAAAACGTACTTTCAGATTAAAACAAATTGAAAACGAAGGTAATGACCCACTAGAGTCAGGCAAATCATATGGTACACCTCATGATTTAGCAGCATTATATGGTTCAGGTCGTTATGGAGGTGGAGTACCTGATGGATATGGTGATGATCTTGATTTAGGTCGTCCTAAAGAAAAAGCATCTACTATTGGTACTCAAGATAATTACTTAGGTGTTGATAGATTAGGTAGTAAAGGTATGAAGAAAGGTGATGATACTGGTGAAGATAAGTCATTAAGAAATAACTTTAAAGGTGGTTCACCATTAGCATTAGAAAATCTTCAAAAGAAAACACTACTTGAATCAATGGACAAGAAACTCGTGTTTAAAAAAGACGATTCTTCGTTATTAGATGAATCTCAAATACGAGAATAACAATTTCATATATATTTATAGATAAAATATTGCTAAAGTGAATATAAAACACTCGAAGTACAAAAACACTGGAATCCTTTTTGAATTGTTAGTAAGACAAATTACAGCAGATACCTTATCTGGCAAGGACTCACCAGCAACTAACATTCTTAAAAAATACTTTACTAAAACTGAATTAGGTAAAGAATACAAGTTATATGAAAACTTCTTTAAGTACACTAATATTAGTGAAGCTAAAGCAAACATGGTTTTAAATACACTTGTTGAAAGCTCTAAACACTTAAACCGCTCAGCTCTTAAGAGACAAAAGTATAATCTTATTAAGGAGATTAAGAATTACTATAATTTAGAAGATTTCTTTAAAATGAAATTACCTAATTATAAAGCACAAGCTTCATTATTTACTTTATTTGAAGTATACAATAGTGAAAACTTATCTAATCCAACTCAAATTATTGAGAATAAAACATCTCTTTTAGAATATTTAACTCAATCTACTATTGATAAAAAAGAGGTTAAGAATACTATCTTAGAAGAATTTAAAAATCAAGACAAAGATATTCGTGTATTAACATATAGAGTATTACTTGAAAAATTTAATGATAAGTACGCTGATTTAAATGAAAACCAAAAGAATACTTTAAAAGAATTTATTAATAGTATTGATAGTACTTCAAAATTAAAAGAATTTTACAATACTAAGATAAACGAAATTAAAGAAACATTAGGTGCTTTAAATAAAAAGGTTACTGATAAGGCTATTCAAATTAAAATAAATGAGGTTATTAACATTCTACCTAGTTTAACTAAGAATGAAAGGGTTAATGATGACCATTTAATTAATCTTCTACAATACTATTCATTAGTAGAGGAATTAGAATCAGCAAAATGAGTAAAAAGGATAAAATAAAAGATCTAGTTAGTAAACGCTTAAAAGAAATGAGCGCTACTGGTACTGGAGCTTCTTTTACTCCAGGAACAGGTGCAAATTATGCTACACCAACAGCATTTAATCCAAATAAAAAAGCTGATGGTACTGCTCATAATTACTACTATAAATTAGGATTTAAACCTGTTAATAAAAAAGCACTAAATAAAGCAGCTAAAGGTATTGAAGTAAAACAACTATGGGAAGAAGAAACAACTCCTGAATTTGATGTTGAATCATTCATAGCTTCATTACCAACAGAAGACGAAAAACTAAAAGAATATATAGCAGGACGTTTAGGTGATTTTAATTTAATATCAGGTAAACTAAAAGAACTTATAACATTAATTAGAGATGCTAAAAAAGAAACAATAGCATCATATAAACAAAATCCTCAATATAGAGCAGTATATGGTACTGATTTAGCAGTTTCGTTAGTAGACAATTTGATAAAATTATTTAAAAAATAAACATGGAACAAACACTTCAATCACAATACAACCTTATTAAAGAAGGTAAAGGTAATA